TCTAATTCCGAGATCCAATCTGCCGCATGAGCACGAGCTCCACCACGAATCCTTCGTGTTGTTGCACCTTTCTTTCCTTGTCTCTTATTTCCATGTTTCTCATACTTGACCCAAGAACGTTTCTCTGGATCATAAAAATAACGGTTTCCTTCACGATCCTCATAACCTCGGTCATCACCTTGCCAAGACAACCCGGCTTGCTCACGCATGTACAACATATGCTCAATATCATTGCCATTGCACACTATTTTGTCCTTCTTTGACACAAACATCGACAAAATTACAGATAAAAGCGTTTTAACAAAATTAATCATAATAAAAGCAAAGAAACAGAAAATGAAAAAGCGGTACAATATAATACAAAAGCCAAGAACACCAACCCAAAAAGCTGAGTATTGTTGCTCGATACCCATACGATCACGAACTTCACACAAGACCTCATAATCGTCAGGAGCAAAGACACCAACACTCACAAGATGCAAATGACGAAGCTGAAACTGAATACGCTGTCCATTTATATTTGGCCCAATCATGGTTTTGTTATCACCATCTGCAAAGAGAAAACCTCTTTCACCAAGACGAGCCACAAAATATGGCAGGTCATGTTCAACTGCAGGAGCGACACGGCTACGACAAAACGTCCGATAAGCAGTCACAACATCAAGCGCGCATGTTAAACGTTCCTCAGTCGCACCTTCCTCAAAATCGAAAGACTGAGAAACACCTCTACAATACCACGATTCAAACAAAGAAACAGAACTACCAAAACGACATTTAACTATTTTCCTAAGCAACGAAACATTGAAGTTCACAAGTTCATTCAAACTGGAAATACTACGAATCATCTCACCATTAGAACTCCCAAAAACCATGTCACCATACTGGTTACGCAATGGAAACTGATATTCACTGTATTCAGCATGATCACCTACATGGCCTGGAAGAATCAGGGATTGAGTAACAACCTCATCAGAAGCATGCGCCTTGGCAGCTATATTCGCTTCACGGTTTTTAGCCTTCACAGATTCAACAACTCTGTCAACAAGTGCATCCAGAGAAATGGTTGTGTAGTCATCCACATAAAATTTGTTCACTGCGGGTTCAACAGAAGTGTCAACATACTTTAAAGGCCATCCCGCTTGAGTAAAATCATCAGAACGCGAAGGTGCAGTTGCACCAGACTGGTTTACAGGTCCCTTAACTTTGCCATTGTCTGCAACAACACCAACAGGAACTGGTAAATATTTACCTTGCTTCCAAATACGCATCTTGTAATGAGAATTATCGCGAGACAACCCCTGTGAAGTCAAATTTGGATTCGATGGATCAACACGAGCTGGGAAACCATTCTCCCAAGATATCAACACATGATTCTCCATTCTACGCAAAAGAGCTGCGCGATCCACAGTTCCTGTTTCAGGAAAAGCAACATTAGATGTACAAATAACAACTTCAGATGTAAATTTTGTTTTCTTTTCCTTGATATCTGCCATCTTTAAACCATAAACCGCATTAGATATCAAAGGTAACCAGGTTTGATGCTCAACATCGGCTGTCTCCTTTCCAGCATTTGGTCGGGAAAAACACTCCTCCATCTTACAAATTGGCTGATTGCAGTAACCGTCCCAATGGTCTTGGATAGGATTTCTGTCGTACAGGTACGCACCTGTTTTAAATTCTTCAGGCCACTGTCGCTTGGCTATCTCCTCTGCAAGAGCCTTCGCAATGTAAGTCTTGCCAATTCCAGCTGGTCCAGCAATATACACAACGGTTGGCTCAACACGGGACAAAACATTTCGCGAGTTCACAGCACTCATGACAGCTTCATACAATTTCTTGTACTCATTTGTAAAGTGCACTCTCTCTGCAAAAGGATACTCTTTCACGAGCACTAAGGTGCGAAGAACTCCACATGCCTGTGCAAGAAGTTCCTGATAATTTGGAAGGTGAGCATAAAGAGCAGGATCATTGCTCATCTGGCCACAAGCCAAAACTGCATGAGCCATTTCAACCAACAGCTTCGGAACCTCAGCAATTGTTCTTCGACTCTCTTCAGCAATATCCACACGCGTTAATAAAGCTCGAATTGTCTCGTTCGAACGACAACTCACAAGGAAGCGAAGAAGAACAATAACAAGATCAGACAATTTAGAAATTGCCTGTTTGCTACCATTCTTGAACAAATCCTTGCAACCAGTCACATCATACAAACGGAAGAAATTATTAACAATAGAGGTCGACAAAGTACCAGTAAAAAGAACAGAAATCAAAGTCAAAAAGACAGTAACGAAAGGTTCAACAGTCTCATCTCCATGAGCAGTCGGTTTCGAAAACATGGAGATAAAATCAACACACAATTGTTGTCCATACTTTGGGATCAAAACAAGACCAAGAAGAGCAGCCCACTGCTTAACAGTTTCACAAGCAGTCGCCAAAGTTGCAAAACAAACAACAAGAGCAGCAGCTTCAACAAGTTTTGCAATCTTTGAAAAGGTGTCTTTAACAGTCTCAACGGTAACCTCCACCTGTTCATAGATCTTTTGAGTTGAAGCAGCTTCTGCCAATCCAGATCCAAACTTACGGCAACACTCACCAAAGAAGTCACTCCAAGTTTTTGAATCCCGTGAAGGAACCATCGCAAAGAGTTTTTGTATTTGATGACGTGTAAAGAACCAGCCATAAACATCATGGCCAACCAAAGAATTTCGAGGGAGCAATGAGCCTGAGGACCAGACAATCTCCGCATGAAACTCTTTCCTACATCAGCACGGAAGAGATCTTCAAAAGTTCCAAATGGAACTTTCTTACCACGATAAATCTCAAACTTCTCTCCCTGCTCAAACCAGACCAAAACATGTTTCGGTATACTTGGATCATCGATATTGTCCAAGAAACTATG